CTTCGACGTCACAAAACTTGAAGAGTATGTGATTAACGTACATCAGACATCTACTGCATCCGTTTAGTAAGAGTGAGGGCAGAGTATGAACGAAAATGAACTATCCATTCTTGTTGATGAGATGAGAGAAGAGTTCCAGATTCCTCCATACTGCGATGATAGACAGCTGAGAAATCTTGCAAAAGAAGGTGAACATACAGTCGGGAGATTGAATCCTGGCTGCAGCATCACCAAAGATTTGACGTATCGAATGCTAATGAAGAATTATATGTATTATTCTTATCACCATCGAGTAAGTGAGTTTTTTGAGAATTATGCAAGTGTGATCCTGACTTGGCAGATGGAGACGGAGGTGGACGTAAATGGCACTGCCTGAATACACTGACGGAGTATTTGAACTGTATCGCATCGAAAATGATGAGTCGGAAGATTATCCGGAAGAAAAGCTCCGTGATACCGGAATGCGCTTTTGGTATCGTGAGCTTGCGGTATATGACACCACCAGAGCAAAGCTATCCGCTGATAGCATCGAAGTGACGCTAAAACTCGCTATTCCACAGTATAAGCAGATTAACAGTAAATGTGTCTGTATTATTGGCGGAGAACAACACGAGATCTACAATGTGGCGCACATCATTACGAAAGATGGATTTAGAGAGTCGGAACTGACACTTAAAACGCCGGCGCATGACAGGGAGGTTATCGATGACACAGAAAGAATTGAGTGATATTCTACATGGCACCGGATGCCCGGTAAATGAAGGGATATCAAGCCTAAAAAATGAAAAAAACTTTCCGAGGATTGATTACTGGGAGATTGCCTGGGAAGATGTAGTTGCATCCGGAGAAGAGTATGCAGATAAAATTACCTGGCAAATAAGCTTTTATGCACAGAAACCGAGAAATCCAAAGCTTCTGGAACTTCGCGATACATTGCGAAAACTGGGATTTCATCCGATGATATCTCATGAATATAACACAGAGGACAGGATCTGGCACTCTTATTTTGCGATTGAAACAGATGGAGAAAGCTTATGAGCAGGTCATATTCTGGCGGAGAAATAACCTTTGATGATTCAGGGGTGGAAGATTTTGAGAAAA